ATTTATTTTAAATTTAATAATTTTTAACTACCACTATGTTATTTTTGGCTTTTAAACGCCCTTTTATTGAAGTATATTGACATCTTCTTGGATATGAGATAGCTTTTTATTTAGAGTCACAAATGCAAGTCTAAACTCAACGAAAGTTTGAAATCTTATAACCCAAGTATCGTCATTATCATCAACATAGTCTACAAGTGCTTGGAGCTGTGTTTCGTACTCATCTATAATAATATTAAGAACTGTAGCCTTATCTCCCGTAGCATCTATATCTTTTAACTTTTGTATTAAGTCTTTATATTGGTCATATAAAAGTGCAAATGACTTATTAAGCTTTCTTGCTTTTCTTCTAAACTCTGGTGTATCCTCATCTTCCCCATCAGCAAACATATTCTCATCTTCGCTTCCCTCTTCTGAATATCCAGCATCAGCATCGGTTTCTTCATCCATAGTAAATTCATTATCAGCCGTTTCGTAATCTGGTTCTTCGTAATCAGGTTCTGGAAGTTCATCCTCAGTTGGTTCTTCAGGAATATCATCTAAGTTATTCGTAGCAGTTTCAGCTTGAACTTCAGCTACATCAGTTTGCATATCCTCAGGAAGATTAAATATGGAAGCGTCAAAGCCATCTATATCTGCTTCTCCATAAAGTGTCTTTTTCTTCTCTTCTTTTGGTTTTAAACTATTTTCTAATTTACCTAAGAAATTCATATATTCCTCCTTAAGCTAATTTTCTCTTTCTAGTTACATAAGTAAGTTTTGCTTCAAGAGATTGCTTAATTCTCATAAGAGCATACTTTTGCTTTCTATCATCAGATGATTTAGCATCATTTATTTTCTCATCAATTATTTCAAGCTCATCTTTAATCATTCTCATAACACGAGTTCTTACTTTAGCGTCGTGTATCTTTTTAAGCTCTCTTGCAACTCCACCACCAAGAAGTGCTATAACTGGATTTGCAACTACTAAGAAGTATATACCAAAAGTTGTAGCTCCACCTACAAGCCATTGCATACCATTATCTATAACTGGTATAAATTCATCATTTATAAGCTTCTCTCTTAAATCATCATCTTTAGCCTTTCTATATTCAACTATAGCTCTTCTTAAAGATGACATAATCTTCTTACCTTTTTCAATTATTTGTCTTGGTATTCTCTTTGCTTTCTCAACTGCTCTTCCAACCTTTTCAGAAGTATCAGCTTCGGCATATTCTCTTTGTCTTGCTCTTTCATCAATAACTTCTATAAAGTTATCGTCCATATAATGTCCAGCATAAGTAACTTGTCCAGCATCAAATATTTCAAGAGTTATAGGTAGAGTTTGGTCTTCAAACTTAGGTGCATATAATCTATTGTCATACATTACAATCTTTTCAGATGAGGCATTTATCATTTCAGGGTCAAACTTATCAAGTATTATCTTATTACTTGTAAGATTTCCAAGAAGTGTTCTATTTTGCTCATCAAAGTATATTCCCAGCCCTTGAGCTGGTATAAAGTTTACTATTCCAAGTCTTGCAAGTTGAGTTGCAAATTCTTCTACTGGTAATACAAATAATTTATTGTGTTGTATTAAGTTTGTAAAATATAATGAATAAGCTTTAGAAGCTATACAGATATCTACAAGTCTTCTTGAATCAAGTACGTAAGTATCTCCTGATTCTATCATTGGAAGTTCTATAAACTCAGCTTGTCCATCTCCTGATATATGAAGAGCGAAGTTAATATTCTTTGCAAGAACTACATCATTTGAAAATATAGGAAGTATGTAATGAAGTTGATGAAGTTCATTTCCATCTATATTTTCATAAGTTACCATTTTAATCACTGTAAAAGATGAACCATAATCTTCAGGAATATAAGATACTCCAAGCATTGATACTTCATAAACTGAATACTCTCTTTCTAAAGATTGTAGAGCTGACGAGTATATGCTATCTATTTCAATAATCTTATCAGTATCATATAAGATTGTATCTTCTCTTAAGTTATCAAGTACATCTTCACATAACTTTCTTGATTCAGGCATAGTTTCTAATCCTTTAATATTCACTCTAGTCTCTTTTGAGAATATTGCTTCAAGTATTATATCGGAAACTATTACATCTGCCATAGTAATAAAGCTATTTCCTGTATAGTTATCATCACTTACTATATTATAAGGTACTCCTTTTTTAATATACATTTGGTATCCCCCTTTATTTAAAATTATTATATTTGGGTGTTTGTGGGGTATTTATGAACTGTATTTTAGATAATACATTTAGGAGGTTTAAAAATATGCGAATACCAGATTTTAAAAATTTAGAATTGAAACATGTTACATTTTCTAAAGGTTATGACGACAAAGATACTTTAAAAGATTTTGTTAGAATACGTCATTATTTTGATGAATTAGAAGATTACGAGATATCTATAGATAAAAGAAAAAAGAAGGAATTTACTGAAAAGGAATTAGATGAAGGTATATCTATAGAAATGAATAATAAAGATATGGCTTATTTCCTTATATTACTTAACGGTAAAGACATAGGTTTTACATCAATACGGTATTCCCCAAATTTAGAAATAATAGCTTTATTCATAGATAAGAAATTTAGAAATAAAGGTTATGGTGCTAAAGTAATTCGTAGATTGGAAAAAATATTATGGAATGAGAGACATAGGTCTAAAGATAAAGGTATTCAAATTGTCACAGGTATTAATAACTATAAAGCTCAAAAATTATATATGTCTCTAGGCTATACGGAATACAAACGTAATGAACTGTATGTGTTTTATAATAAAAAAGAGGAGGATATTTTATAATATGAATACAAATATATTAAGACTTATAGCAGAATCACAAAAGGAAAGTATTAATGAAAAGAAACTGGCTAAAGCTAGACAACTATGTAAAGAGGTTGAAGAACTATGTAAGAAATACGATATGAGTTTCTTCTTCGTTACAGAGGGAGCTTCTATTACAAGAAATAAAGGAAACGATGCTGTTCGTAATGCAAGAGAAGCACAAGTTAGATGGGAGAAAGAAAATAGGTTTGACCCTGATGAAGATTGGGATAAAAAGTGATTTGCACCATTTTAATTTTCAATTATATATAATAAACATAGAAGACAGGAATAAACTCAAGAAGGCTTGAGAGTTCCAATGTCTTAATTTAAAATTAAAAGACTGGGAGGTCGATGTAAAATGTTAAAAATGTTAAATGTCAGCAATCATACTATGGGGCTAGAACAGCTAGAAGAAATCCACGCAAAAGGATATGACCTAGTTGAATTACCAGATGATTTGAAAGCTAGATGGGCTCAAATGGACCCAGAAACTTATGCTAGAACTTGCAATGATGTTGTTGAATATGCCGAATTAAACGGTATAAACGCTATGCACTTAGCTGGGTTCCCACCAGCAGTAGTGTTAATCTGCATGGATATAGACAGAATTCCACTATATTATGCGTACAGCGAAAGAGTTAGTATCGAGAATGTGAAAGAAGATGGTTCTGTAGAAAAGAGAAATATTTTCAAACACAAAGGTTTCTACAGATATAAAACATTCTAAAAATATTGGTGGGGTTTATCCTCACCTTTATTTTTTTTTTTATTTTCTGCGTTCCGTTTACAAAACCGTCCCAAACACCCCTTTAGTTAAAAATTTATAACAAAACAAGGAGGTTTTTAATATATGAATAAATTAGAAATGCTTAAAGAACCTTTGCATTTTTTAGGTTCACAAATATATAAAGCTTCTGGAATTAAACTTGATTTTACTTATTGTAAAAGAAGAAGAGATAGATTTAATCCAGAAGAACCAAGTGAGATGATAGACATATATCCTGCTTTTCTTTTTTATATAGGTAATAACTCAAGAAGGGAAGTAGCTCATAACTATGATGGTGCGTATAAGACTTATGATGCTATAATTCAAGATACAAATATTCCTCTTGATTATCCTAAAGTAAATATGGAAATCAAAGTAGAAACTAGAGATGAGAATGATGAGCTTGAAGAAGATTTAGATTTAGCTGAAGCTCTTGCAAAAGATTTAAGTGCAGTTCGTACACTTCATGGAATTGATAGACTTATAATAGTAATTGATGAGTTATATCTTGATACAGTTAATGATAAGATTAAGGCTGAGACAATAGAGCAAAGACTTTTAAATGAAAAGATAATGCAAGAGTTTACTCCTCTTATCATAAAGTATCTAAATGACTTTGGAAAACTTGCAGCAAGAATAGGTCAAATACTTCGTGCTAATAGACTTATGACACCATTTATAGAACTTGTAAGAGCACATGATGGTAGAATGAGTGAAACTACAAATGATTACTCTGCTATAGAAAGATGGAGAGAGAAAGGTGAATATGGTAATAGAGCTCATGCACTAAGGCTTGCACTTTGTAACCTTGTTATTTATGAAACTATAAATGACGCTATAAAGGGTAATACAAAGAATATTAAAGCTATGGATACAACTCTAGCATACATTGTTAGAAATATTCTAAATACTCACATGACTACAAAGTTTATGAATATAGAAGTTGTATTAAAGTCTATACTTGGTAAAGGACAAGTCGGTTCTCCATTTGATTTTATTCTAGCTAGAATAATGAAAGCTTGTAATAATGGATTTATGGAAACTCCTGAAAACTTCAAATCTATGGAGTATTCATTTGAAGGTACAGTTGAGAGAAACTTCAACTATGGTGAAGTACAACCTAAAGACATGACAAAGATACTTGCTTCAAAAGAGCTTTTAAAGTATGCTGAATCTTATGATATATTAGAAGCTCTACAAGCTAAGATAGATAAGAAAGAAATAAGAATGTATGCAGAATCTATTACATTTACAGAAGATGAAATAGAAGCAGAGATGATGAAAGTTACTAATATGGCAAGAGAAGCATCTATTGCTAAAATAGATATGGAATACATTACAACTAAGTATTCTAAAAAGGATGCTATTAATAACGCATACATTGTATTACAAGAGTGTCAGGCTTTAAGAAGAAAGCTTAAGACTAAAGAAGCACAAGATGCGATTAAGATAGTTATAAACACTTTACAAAAGGATATTGAGGAAACTCGTAAGTTCGACCATAAGAAATCAAGAATGACAATTAACATCGCTTACCCGTCTGGATATGAGGGATAAGTAAATGGCAATGGATTTCAATAGATTTTTAGATGATGCCCATGACCCACAATTTTCCAATTACAAAAGAAATGTATCCAATGACATAAGAGAATTTCTATCTCAGGAAGAAAATGTAGATGTTAGATTTGACGCTGAATCAATTCGTATAGCTGAGAGTTTAGTCGCCATGGACCATGTGGGAGATTATGAAGATGATGACCCTGCAAGGTATGCTTATATGAATAAGCACAATCCAAACGAATCTGTTCTTCCTGAAGATACAGATACTCCAAGAGCAAGATATGATTATAAAGGACAGATAGATGTAAACTTTGATATTGAGAAGAATGCTGTAATACATCAAGACAGAGAACCTAAAAACACTATGGATTTGATGTATGATGATTTAATGGCACAATTCCCAAATAAGCGTCCACCAGTTCAATTTAACTCAGGTAATGAGTATGCGATTAACTTTGCTAAAGTGCTATTTAATTTAAAAGTAAAGAGGTGGTGGTTACCACTACTTCTTACTAACCCAGCACTTGATAATGTTGACCCATTCTCTCCTGATTTAACTCAAGAGCAAAAGGAAGCAATAATACAAGAGTCTACAACTAATCTTATTTATTACTGTCGTGAAGTAGTTCGTATACCAACTCCAGCAGGTCCTACAAAGATGAAGTTCCATATTGGTTCTTTTACATCTATGTATTTAACTGCAAACGATATCACATATTATCTTGAACAACCAAGACAAACTTATAAGTCTGGTACAGATAACGCACTTGTCGGTTGGTGTTGGAACCTTGCTTGTCGTAATTCACAAATGGCACTGTTTGCCAATAACTTACCTAAAGCAAAGGATAACTTACAAGCAGTAATAGATATAGTTGAGCTTCTTCCATCTTTTATGCAACTCTTTAGATACAAAACTAAAGAAGATTCATCTGGTAATATACAGATAATGGATTGTGAAGATTACTCAAAAACTATGGAGATACATCATAAGCTTTGGAATAACAAAATATACGCTGGAACAACTGGTCAAACCAAAGAAGGAGCAATGAAAACTGGACGGGGAAAATCGCTTGTTAAAATAGGATTTGACGAAATAGGTTGGTCTAAGTATAACTGGTTTGCATACGGGTCAGCTCAACCTGCTCATGAAGAAGCTGCAGCAAACGCTGATAAGGTTGGAGCACCTCATAATATTACTATGACGTCTACTCCACCTGATGCTACAACTAAAGAGGGAGAATGGCTTTATAAGCTTTTATTTGAAGATTGTGTTAAATTCAATCTTGTAATGTTTGACTTATCAAAAGAAGAGTTAAAAGAGTATATGAGAGCAAATGGAAATAAGGATATTGTCTTTTGCTCATTTGCTTATAATGAACTTGGCTTTACTCAAGAATGGTTAGTAGAAAGACTAAGAAAACTTGATAGAGAAGTATTCGATGTGGAAGTAATGCTTAAATGGAAAAGGGTTTTAAACCGTTCGCCATTCTCAAGAAGAGCCTTAGAGCTTATTGAGATATACACAAAGAATACTATGAGGAAAGAGATAATACTTAATAATAGATTTGTATTTCAAACTTATCCGGGCTTTGAAGAAGCAAGACTTAAAAAGATTGTAATAGGAGTCGATATAGCAGGTGGGGGAGGTACAGATAGGTCTGACTATTCTACTATGGTTGGAGTAGACCCACATACTACTAAAGTATTATTTACATTCAGAAGTAATACTGAAGATACAGAAATCTTCTCAAAGATAATAATTGATTTCTATAGGCAATACACTCCTAACGCAATAATAGTAGTCGAAAGAACGGGTATTGGAAAGGGTGTTGTAGACAAGTTAAAACACTGTCAAGATATAGTTGATAACCTGTATTATGAGTCTACAGCGTCTAATGCTTCTTATTATATTAACTCAACTGATGGTAGAATAACTAAAGGTCAATATGGTCTTAACAACGACCACAATGTTCGTGAAACTATGACTAAGGAAATTCTAAATACTAGAGTTAATAGATATAAGACATACTTTAATTCTCCTGATATTGCAAGAGAGCTTATGAATCTTACTGTAACTGGTTCAGGAAGAATAGACCACTTACCCGGATATCACGACGACGTTATAATGGCATATCTAATGGCTTTATATGTACTTTATAAAGATATGGATATGGATATTAAGTTTGGTATCATGCCACCGAATGTTCCAGATGATGATGCCTTATCTTATAATAAACTAGATGCCTTTGACATAAAGATAGACCCATTTGAGGGTCTTACAAAAGAAGAGGTTGATTTAGAATATAAAAAGATAGACGCATTAAATGAGGGAACTTTCAGTGGATTTAAAACCCTTGAAGGGGACACGTTTAAAAGAGCGACTGATAATTCGCACTTTGTTTCTATGGCTGAAGGTTTATATGATAATTCTACACAAAATGGCGAAGACAAGGAGATTACGATGGGAGCACACGATTACTTTGGAAACGGCAAAAGAGTGAATCGGCTTAAAGCGAAATCTCGGAGTCCGTGGTAGAGAAAGGAGGACAAGATGTTATATCCTTTAAGATTGGTATTAAATTTACTAACATTTTTTACAGCGTCGTTTTTGCTATTCTACATTTATGTAAGAACGTGGCAAGGACAGGCGTCTGTAATATTTAAAGTGTGTAGTGTATTCATTACAGTAATGTACATCCTAAGTTTACATAGTATAATATTTACATTCGCATTAATAACAATTTTAAATATACTTACGACATATATATTCGTAGTGTATAGTAGATTTTCAAAATTGTTTACCTTATCTCAACACGATGAAGACAACATCGCTAGAGTATTCTAAAGAAGCTTGATAAAGTATAGGTGTGGCATTACGCCACACCACA